ATAGTCGTACTACTGATGCTCTGCCTGAGAGCAGCGCGTATCTTGACCGCATTTCTAGCTGATATCCGAGCCTCAGCCTCCATAGCTCGCGCCCAGGTCATGCTAGATACGCTTTGGCTAGGGCTCTAGCCGTATCGAAGTCTCCTTCTACTGCGCACTTGTTGAGAGCATCAGCCACGATAGGGTCTAGGGCTTTGAACTCGAATAGTCGGGCTCTTTTGCCCTTTGATGCCCACTTCATGAACGCTTTGACCTCAGTACGAGTCTCCTCACCAATCTCATCATCGTCAGTCGGGACTGTCTCCTGCTCAGGTGTCTCATCGGCTGTATCAGGAGTAGTGGGTGTGGTCGGTGTGGCATCTGATCCCTCTAGTGTCGGAGCTGAAACGACCTCTTTGGCGTTGATGATGCCATCTGGAGAGAACAGGAAGATGTCTGCGCCGGTCACGAGCATAGGCATATCGGCCTGTGGAGTATCTAGGAGTGGAAGTCCTAGCTCTGATCTGCGCTCGTTTATGGTCTTACCTGCAGATGTGACCTCTATCTGAGCCTTGCGAGCACTCGACTCGTTATCCATGCGCTTCGAGGTCATCAGTTTGAACTCTAGTTCGCGTGGCATACCGAGGTATGTGTAGCTGAGGTTAGTGACCATCTTGCTGATCCAGTTAGCAAGAGGCTGGATACCGAGAGCCTCGGCTGTCTCAGCTCTGCCCTCCTCGAATCCTGCTCCGCCTAGACCGCCCTTAGGGGCAAAGCCAATCTCGGCTGGCTGGACACCGAAGTGACCGCAGATCGAGGTGATGAGGTAGTCATCTAGTGTGTCTTTGAACTTCTCGCCATAGCCCTCATTGACTACAGGAGCTAGACCCTTTGGTAGTAGGCGAGCGCGCTTGCGCTGCTCTGTCTGACCGGCTAGGTCGTCATTGAGGATGTTCTCGTAGGCGCGTAGGAGATCAGGATTGTTGCCCCAGTCCTCGTCTGTAGTGAACATGAGCTCAGGAAGAACACCATCGGTGTACTCAGCTCGTAGCCATTGCTGTCTGCGTAGGTAGATATCAGCTAGAGGTAGGGCTCGCTCTACAGGAGAGAAGCCATAGACAGAGATAGACCGGCGATTGCGCACCATATATGCGAGATCGTCTGCGGTGAACTCGCCGTCTGCCTTTGGGTCATCATCGTTAGCTGAAAACTCTGAGCGTGGGAAGCCATAAAGTATCTGTTGGTATGCCGCGTTAGGTGGCAGAGGTCGCATACCTCGGTCATCTATGAGTGGCTTGATAGTCGAGCCGTCTAGTATCTGGAAGCCGTATAGGTCGCCACCGACTGATGGCTGTGGATAGACAGCCCATGCATCTATGACTAGGACTTCCTCTGAGGCAATCATGAGCCAGTCTGTCCAGGTCAGTCCATTAGCTCGATCTGGGTTCTCCCAGAAGGATCGGACTCTGTTGATCTCATCTGTGAACTTCTCACGAGCCTGAGCCATAGCTCGTACATGGTCGCCACCTGACTCTGCGGTGATTTTCTCGGATGCATCCTGACCGAGCACGATGTCCCAGTCGAGTCCGGTGAGTTTAGACTTAGTGACCTCGATGCATCGGCGGAGGATATCTATCTGATCTGCAGCAGCGCGTAGGGTCTTGAAAGGTACGAGTCGAGTCTCGGTGATGTTGATGTTTTGCGCTACTTGGTACTCGTAGCGGCGTGGCATAGGTCTGCCAGTTTCAGGGTCTATCGGGTTGATAGCTCCTGGGATGATAGGCAGACCAGGGCCGAAGGGGACATTAGCTGAAAACGGAGCGCGTGGCAGAGCCACACTATTGCCATATGTCTGTTGCATGGCAAGTCCACCCTGTCTCATCTCCTGCTCAGTCATAGTGACTGATCCTGCAGGAAGGCGAGGTGCTTTCTCTATATCACCTACGAGTGCTCTGGCGATACGGTCACGCAGACCCATGTGTATCTCCTTCTCTTGCTACTACGCGTGGACTACTACTCGATATTGATTTGATGTAGGAGCTACAGAGAACAACAGCGTGATAGCCGTTGTGGATGTGTGCTGTACATCGCAGATGACCTCGGCATATGGGCTGCTGTTGTCATACACGCTGACTATAACATCCTTCGTGTTGAGGTTATGGCTGATGGTATAGGAGGTATTCGTGCCATCTCCGACATTTGCTGCGTACTTGCGTACTGCGATAGTGGTATCTAGCTCGAAGCCTGATGCGCCTACTGATAGACCGCCACTTGCTACGACTACGCCTGTGAAGTTTGTGCCTGTGAGCAGTACACCATCAGATGCTGTGTATGTACCTGCACCTGAGAACTGTTGGAACACAATCGGATCAGTACCGACTGTAGTGACCTCATCAACATTCACCCATCCTGTGTTGGCGAGTGTCGATCCTGCATCTACGAAGGTGAAATCTCCACCGGCAATCTCTACTGCGGTGTCAAAGTCGGTAGCACGAGTCAATACCCAGGGAGTAGAGCCATCGCCTACTGTGGTCAGTACATAGATACCATTTTGCGCCTGTGAGGTCTGTAGTCTGACCAAAATACGAGCGTTGAGTGCAGGTGATACGCCATCTGTAGTGAAGGCAGCGTTCGCTCCTGCATTTGTCAGAGTAGCTCCGACACCTGATGTGCCATTGCTATATGTCGCATTGAGATTTGCAGTAGTCGCGGCGTATGAGGCGGCGTGGATATTTAGACCCTGAGCTACATCATCTACATACTTCTTAGTCGCAGCATCTTGAGCGAGTGTTGGATCAGCGAGATTGGTGATTTTGTAGTTGTTGAGGCTGATATCTGTCAGAGGTACAGCGAGCGCGGATAGGTTGATAGCGGAGTGCGCTGTGTTGTCATGTACAGGTGTGCCGTGTGCGTGGTCTGAGCGAGCTACAGATGTCGCTGTGCCGTTAGCGGATGAGCCACCGAATGTTGTTTCAGTAGTGACATTGCCGAAAGATGGCATCGCATGAGCATGGTCATCACGAGCAGGAGCTGTGCCTGTCCCTACTGCACCTGCACCACCGATAGCGAGTGCTGTTGGTGTGGTGTTGGTCAGAGATGGTGTGCCGTGAGTGTGGTCAGATCGAGAGTATGTCGTAGCTGAGCCACTACCGCTAGATGCACCATAGGTGGTCTGAGATGTGACTGCGCCAAAGTTAGAAACCTGTAGCCATGCTGATCCTGTATCAAAGTACATGATTTGTTGGTCGGTAGCGAAGAACAAACGACCTGCTGTTCCTGCTGCAGGGATGTTTGCATATAGACCTGAGATGACCTCTGACTCATTAAGTACAGATACCCATGTCGTACCATCGTAGTAGTACAGCTCTCCATCGCCTGTGTTGAAATAAATCTGACCGGCGACAGGGCTACTAGGTGCGGATGCGAGATTCTGAATCACCGCATTGGATAGCTCGTTCTTGTTTAGGTCGATTCCGACTAGAAACTTGCGTGACATATTTTCTCCTCTAGATCACATATGCAACGCCGCTAAACGCTGCCGTGAAGGTAATCACCATCTGATTGACAGTAGGATAACTGAAAGTGCCTTCGCATTGTGTCCCTGCCGAGTCGAGTACGACTGCGGTGGGATTGCCTCCGAGGTTATGGTTGATAGTCCATACCGCCGAGGGTGTGTTCTGCGTGTGGGTGTAGAAAATCTGAGCAGATGCGGCTACTCCCTGTGGCCCAGGTGCTGTGATTTCTACGATTGCGTTCGTAGGTTTGATGATAACTACATCGTCAGCCATTACCGAGTCACCTCCGCAGATACTTCTGCCTGTCCCTGAGCTAGTCGGGTGACGATGCCACTCGATGTGATTTCGAGATCGTAGTAGTACATCCCTGGGTCTATTCCTCGTGTCTGTGTAGCTGTTGCGTGTGTGTCCACCTGACCTGCTGCGCCTGTGATGGTGATGCCGTTTCCGCCTGTGGCTAGAGAGAGCACCGCATCAGGAGATGATGGTAGAGAGCGTAGTTGAAGTGCAGCCGTAGCACCTGTCAGATTCACCGCCGATGTAGCGAGTCCTCCTGAGATGTATGTGCCTGTAGCTCCGTTTGTGATGGTGAAAGATGAGGCTGTTGCGCTCGCGATGGTGACATTTTGTAGGTTGTAGATAGGTGGGATGACTCCATCTATGGATACTGTCTGTCCAGGAGTGAAGCCGTTGTCTGCCGTGACAGTCACAGTAGTGCCATTACCTGAGATGTTTGTGATCTCGGCTGGCTGTTTATAAATAAAGGTCGCGTACCAATCTGCACCCTGGTCTATCGCATACTCGCCGGTGAAGTTGAAACTGACAGCCATCTATAGTCCTCCGGTCTTGAGCGTAGCCACGATGATAGCAGTTCCACACTTCATGCAGAGATGCATTGACTTTGGGTTAGGCATCCCACAGCTAGGGCAGACATTTGCTAGTGAGTTGAAGTAGTTGCTGATGGATGATGTACCGAGCAGATCAGAGAACGCTTGCACCATCGCATCTAGTCTGTCAGGTGATGATGGGTCTGCCGGTGTCCATGTAGTCATCTGATCCTCTAGTTTGTGGAAGATACCGAGATGATGGATACGACCCTGCTCATACATAGCAGCAACAGGCTCTGCTCTGAGTTTCTTACCCACATGAGCTCGTATCTCTCGGATGGGCAGGATAGGTCTGACCTGTTTGAGGACTGCGCTGACCATATCGCCTCCCTGATTGACCTCGACTAGGATCGAGTCAGCCTTGTACTCGTCAAAGAGAGCTACAGCCCTAGATGCCCAGTCCAAAGGTGAGCCGCGCATAGAGTGGTCAGCTATGAGATATCCATGACCGGATGTATCGCATCCAGCTACGACTATGCCAGTCTCATCAGAGCTAGCGGTATTGGTGACTGCAGGGTCTATAGATACGACTATGCGTGAGAGATGAGGCCGTTCCTCGACTCTGCATCGCTCTATGAGTCCTCTAGTCCAGAGAGCACCCTCGACATCCTCCAGGATTTCTCCATAGAGCTCCTGCCTACCGAGTCTAGTCTCGTTATATCGAGCCTGTAGCTCGGCGAGCGCGATAGAGCTGAGGTTGGCTGCATTGTCAAAGGTCGAGCCTCTGGTCACATAGGTAGTAGATCGAGATACGAGATCGCGTATGAGCTGTGTAGGTCTAGGCGTAGTAGTGACCACTACACGCGGATTCTCGCCTAGTCGGAGGCCGAACTGGAGTTGATCCCAGGTGTCCTCATACTCCCAGGCTGCTAGCTCGTCACACCATGCGCCATGATGCTGTGGGCCACGCAGGGTATCTGGCTCCTCGGCTGAAAAGCCCTTTATCATTGAGCCGTTTGGCAGGTTTATCTTTGTTCGTGACCTGTTGTACTCCTGCTCTGAGTAGAGTCCATAGCGTTTGAGCACAGAGAGCACACCTGACTCACCCTCGAAGCAGGTATCTCGGACATCTGCGTGAGTCCTAGCTACTACTGCCCATCTCGTGTTCGGGCGTGTTATCGCCTCGTACACTATCCACTCCGCCCCCGTTCTCGTCTTGCCCCATCCGCGCCCCGACAGGATCATCCACACTTGCCACATCGTCTCCGGTGGTAGCTGATTCGATCTCGCCTGTATCTCCTGCCATTGGACTCTCGACTGAGCTATCTGCAGAGTTTTGTCTGAGTAGCTCGGCAAGGTCGCGTACTGCTCTGTCAATGCTCTCGCCTCCATCCCATACGGTCACATCCTGAGCGATTTTGACCGGCATATCTAGTCCCATGAGTTTCGCTCTACGCTCCATGATCCTCAGTACAGTCGCTATAGCTGAGTTATCCCCCTTCATCGCATTGGGCCACGCGGCGAGCTGTAGTCGATCTAGTCGATCTATCTCTGCCTGTCGTAGCTCCTCGGCTGGCTGTTGCAGCACACGCTTGAGGGCTCGTTTGTAGGCTAGATATGCGCCTGAGTGGTCTGCATATCCGACCTGTTCAGCTATACGCTGCCATGTGAGTCCAGCCCTGCGTAGTTCGAGGACTTTGAGCTCTCGGTCTAGCTGTTCTGGCTCTGGTACTGCATTGTGAGTCGGCATGGTGGGATTACACCTCGCTCACGATGGTATCGAGCCCTGAGATCGGATTTGCACCGTCTTGGTCTAGCAGGGAGCTAGATGCATCGCTGTCAATGCTTCCAGGGCGTATTCCGCGATACATACGAGCCCCATACTCGTCTATCGCAGAAAAGGGGAGGATAGGTACTGTGAGCCTATCCAAAACTGTCTCGTGCAGAGGATACAAGTATCTGAGCTGAAAGCCAGGCAAACACTCCGCGCCTATGCGCTTGAGGAACGATGTAGATGTCTCTGTGCCGGTCTTGCCATAGCGAGCCTTGATACTGCCCTTCCCTGCGTTAGGGCTAAAGCCTGGCTCTAGGACTATTTTGGCTACGACCTCTCCATCAGGCATACGCCACATAGAGTTGTTCGCTTTGATGCCTATCAGCTTGAAGCCTGATGCTCGATAGATAGTGCCATCCCCACATTGAGTCCCATCTGCGTAGCTGAGTATCCACTCGACATGAGGAGCGTGTTTGCGTATCAGGCGCATGGCTATAGATAGGGCTCTGCTCTCGCTGTTCTTAGGCAGCAGATCAGAGAATGCGAGTCTGTTCAGCTCCATGAAGCCGTTCCAGGGGGTGTCTTTGACTAGCCCGATGGTCTTGTTTTTGTCTATGGATGGGCCGAACTGCATACAGCCCTCTAGTCTGCCCTTGAGAAAGACTCCGAGATGTAGCTGAGATCGAGGATCGACTTTGCCTGAGTAGTGATGCTTGCGCACGAATGCCATAGCATCGCTAGAGGCTATCGGCTCAACCCTGAGCTCTTTGGCTGATGGCATCTAGCCACTCCTGACATATCGCCCATAGTGCATTGCCGTTGCTGTTTTTGTTATCTGAGTCTGTGAAATCGTGCGCCTGTTTGGACTGTTTGATGGCGTGGCTGATGAGCTCTGCCTGTACCAGGGTCATAGTGAAGGTCATCTGGGTGGCATCATCGCGCTCGCCTGTAGGCACATCTGCGAAGGCATCCTCTAGAGATCGTACCTCTGCGACTGCAGCCTCGAAGCCGATGTCTGCGATATCCCATCCCTCATCCTGTAGCTCCATGAGCTGTTGGGCGAGGACTACCTCATCCCACTCTGCGAGCTCTGCGGAGCGATTGTCTGCGAGCGCGTAGGCTTTCGCTGTATCGCTATCCCACTCATCCGGTACTCGCACTATCACTATCTCTGTCCATCCGATGCTCTTGGCAGCCTCTATTGTCCCATTACCTGCTAGGACTGTACTGCCCTGTACGACTATCGGCTTACGCTGACCGAAGCGGCGCAGACTATTAGCGATAGCCCTGAGATTGACCTCAGAGTGTTTGCGAGCATTTGATGGATCGAGTGTGAGCGAGCTGATGGGTACGGTCATCGTATCCATGTGCGCCTCCTCAGAACTCAAGCCAGATATAGAACGGGCCGATATCTATGCCGAGTGAATATCTATCTATGTGGAAGCCTAAACCAAAACACCGCGCAACGCCAATGATGAGCCAGCTACTGCCGATGCGTATCTCTCTAGTCATCAGGGAAAGCGTTGCCCTTTTGTATCAGATTCAGTCGGGCATCTAGGAGATCATCTATCGAGCTCTGTAGCATCTCGCGTTTTCTCCAGTTCATCCGATTGCCGTACTCATCAGTTTTGAGCATGGCGTATGTATGCCGGATAGCCTCGTCTATATCGGCTACCGAGATGTCCTCTGTGATGACTACGCTCATGCACAGATGATAGAACTACTTACGCGATTTCCGCTTGAGCTCCTCCTCTAGCTCCTCACGATGGAGGTCTAGGAGGTTCTCTAGTTTGAAGGCTAGGTTCTCGTATCCGCGAGCGCGCATACGCTCTGCGACTGTCTGTAGCACGATGGCTATCTGTGGATCGTCACTTATCACTCGGTACTCCTCTGAGAAAGTCTAGGAGTTGCTCCACGATGACCACATCTCGACCATCTATGTGATGATGGTAGTCACCGGCAAATGCCTCTATCTCCCTGATGATGTTGTTTCTCGTCTGATGCTGTAGAGCTCTCATCATGGTCTGTAATGTTTCAAGGTCTGCCATGTTTCTCCTGTCGGATAGCCTGAAAGCGCGCCACATCCTCTCGTCTGTAGTACACCTTGCGACCTAGTTTGGACACATATGTAAGTTGTTTCCGATGCTGTATCTGTCTCAGATTG